GTAAAGTCCTCTGCCCATCTCACTTTCTGACCATCCATATTATAATGGTCATAAGTATTTTTAGGTATTCTTCTAGTCCTACTATCATGAGAACTTATCCAAATCTTATCTACTTCAAAGTTATGCTTTTGTACGGCAATCATCGAAGCATAATTACTTGCTCTCATCACCTCCGTTCTCACAATCCTAGTCGCTCTCATCTGACTATATCCAGCAGTTCTTTCATCCATTATCAACTTCACTATCTCATCAGTAGATAACCCATCGGCTTGTGCCTTCGCTACAATATCTTGCAACTTAGCTTTAGTCGTTTGAGTTATATTAGATACAAGATAAAAGCCATACTGAATTAAGAAACTTACCATCTCATCTATCCAATCACTATTAAAAGAACTTGCACTTGCCTTCTGGCTCATTATCCCAACTGCTCTATATACTGAATTGCCAAATAAAATAGCACACTCCTTATATAACTTATTCATGATATTCATCATCTCATCATTCCACGCATATGCTCCCATCAAACTTAACGCTCCTTGCACCCCATGACTATTTATGTCATCTGCAAATACTTTTAAGTCTTTTCTTATCGCTGCATTAAACAAAGAACTATACTTATCATCCAGTTGTTTGCGAAGCCTCTCCACTTTGGTCCAGTATTCTTTTTGCTGCTTCGCGTTCATCTATTAGTCTTTTTTTATATGATTGCCTAACACTATTCCGCATTCGCTGCTCCGTTAGGCACGTTCTCTCCGTTGGTATCTTGGGGAATCGAGCCATCACTATTTCCCATATCTCCTGATCCGTTAGTTCCGTTATTTCCATCTTGTACAGTTAAGTCCATTGTTATTTGCTCAAGAGGTACTAAGCTCTGATTCACATATGCTGCATCAAAGATGCCACCTCTCTCTTCATAATTCATTGCACTTCTTTTCTCATCAAGAGTTAGCCAGTATGCATCACGCAATATCCTTGACATTCTCTCCAAATCTTGTTGTAACTCTGGTAATGCACTAATGTCAAAATCAATATATACATTCTCACCAAATCTTGGTACTAACCACTTGTTTAACTCATCTCTCAATGAACAACATACTGGAACGATGGTATTTGTCATCAAATCCCTCATCGCATTCTGATAGTTGTTATAACTTGATGTATCTGTATCAAAAATAACTGCTGGTAATCCAAACACTCTACACCATTGATGCAAAGATAATTGTAATGTATTCACCAAGTCCATATCCACAGAACTCAAACCAAAGTTTAAATAGTCCCAAGGAGTTTGCAATACATTTATCCTTCCTTTATTGTCAACACCATTAATATCTTCATTAACAGCTCTCTTTATCATGTTAGCTTGTTCAACAGTAAATGTTGCCACGTTTGAACCAATCGGCTTTGGAGTAATTGCTCCCTTTGCTCCACCATTGATTGCCATCATCGCAGAAGCATCAGCAGCGTTATTACTCATGCGTAATGTCTTATAAGCTGCCTTCATTGGAGAAACACCTCTCATGTGAGAACGTGTTACATCATTGAATTCTGGATTCCAAGTTTTCCATTGGCAAACTTTATCCTTTGGTAAGTCAATACCATTACCCACCATTAACTTATAGCCAAGCAACCCATATAAATCTTTGGGGTCAGCATATATATCTAAAAAGTGCGTTGGAAGCACATTCAACTCTACAAACTTTCCTCCAGGTATCCCGCCATCATTACCATAAATATCTCCCTCACCACTTATAAACCTATATCCAAATAAATTCTCGAAGAATTGGTCTTGTGCCTGATAACCATTTGGTCGCTCAAGTAATCTAGCTAATGGACTATCCATAACTACATTCTCACTATACGCACTCTTACGCTCTATAACGGCTCTCTCGAAAGCTCCCTTATTAGCAATACCCCTAGATAATTGTTTGTACTTTAAAAGGCTTGTACGGCCTTTCTCTGTGTCATTGAGTTTATAAACATACCAAGGTATACTTGCGGCCTTCCTAGCCAAGAAAGAAACGATGGCATAAACATCAGCATTCCCTAAATATCCCTCGTGAACATAAACACCATCTTCGTAATTCTGAAGGACTGCACCATTTAGTCCCTTCATCGTGCTATTGAAATTAATACTCGGATCAAGTCCCTTTTTCTTAAAGATGTCTAATAATCCCATATTTTTTATATTACTCCCCACGTTACCGAAGGAATTGTTAATTTACTAAATATCGCATATCGCATCGCATCACACGCATGGTCGGCAAACTTAACTGGCTGGTCCAACTTATTACCATTCCTATCCGTTTTCCACCTATAACTCTTAAACTCCTTCAACAAATTTACAGAATCTATATGAACAATCAATGGAGTTCCTTTGACTGTCCTTATACCCTCCGTTACATCCTTATTAGCCGATTTTGCATTGAAGCCATTCCTTACCAACTCCTCAATAGTTTTAGGCTCTGCCGCATCACAATATATCTCATCATAATTACTCAAACCCAACTCCTTTATCTTCTCCACCAAATCATTCGTAGTCAATCGACTTGCATATAACAACTCTTGCACATACGCAGTCCCATCATTAAACACCACCTTCACCAATGACGATGGATTGTTAAACCCAAAGTCCAACCCATACACTATCTCGCCATCCTCTGGCATATTCTCCGTAGTCCTCCAATGCGTAAATATCAAATCCTGACTCAACCCCCTCTCTCCCAAGCCATATATCTGCCAGTAGTTCGGATCGGCATCCTTTAACCTCGTTAACTCATCAACCAACTCCTTTGGAAGAAATGGGTTATCCATAAACGTAGTAATATGGAAATCCGCATCATCCCTAGGTATCACCGTATCGTAAATCCACGATGAAACGTCAGAAGGGTTATAATCTATCACTATCTTACCCTCCGTTCTCATTATCAACTGCATCCATGCTTCATAACTCAACTCATTCGCCTCATTGCAGAACAAATAATTCCTAGCCCTACCCCTTATCTTCTGCGGCTGGTCCGCACTCACAAACTCAATGATATTACCATTCAAAGAATATACCTGGTCAGTCTTATTGTGATTATCCTCCGAATAAATGCCCAACTTACTCAATATATCAATGAAATCGCGTAACACAGTACCTTTTATCGAAGGAAGTGATTGCCTTACCACCGTTAAGGTTTTTCCATTCTCTTGCAACAACTTAACAATAAACCAAATAAGGATATTGTATGTCTTGCCAGAACGAGAACCTCCTTGCATTACGGTTATCCTCTTCTCACTATCTTGCAATATTTCATAGACCTTATTAGTTTGTAGTTTAGCATTCATACGAAAAATTAAAATTCAGATTCTATATTTCGAGTTAAAAAGTACCTATTAAAAGCCACCCCCTTAGTTTGAGAGGTATCAGACTTGAGGAGATATACGGCCGCTTTCGGTTTTGCTTTTCTCTAAGTTCCCCCCTCCTTATTTACCCCCTCTTTGCGTCGACCATTGGGCACATTGTCCCTCTCTTTGTGCCTTGCATATTCATCTTATAATTATCATTATGTTAAGTAGGCCTTTTATTTATGCATAAAGTATTGATAATCAACCCCTCCCCTACCCTACCATATTACGCTACTTTGCTTAATTCAACGGTAGGCTTTACGACCTCAACAGAAACGCTATTCAATGATCCCTCTATTTTATTTTCTATCTTTTGCGTCGGCAATCCAATGAAATAGCTCATGAATATTTGGATCGCTTTAATATCACCAGCAGCTACCTTCTCTTTAAGTACTTTAAAGGCAATGTCAGCCATAGGGCTAAGCCGCTCAATTATCTCGTGTTCCTCCATGCGACGTTTACGGCCGGCTCCAGGCCTTGCCCCCCCATTTTTACCCCTTACCTTTGGTTGTTTGTTTATTGTTTCATGTTCCATATTAAACTGAATTTAACTGACTATTCACTTGCAGTTTGGTGTATCAATTCCATGTTATGAGTGAATTTATCATCTGGTTGTTCTCTCTCATATATCCTAAATTTCACCCAACCTTTATTGGTTCCCAGGTCTTTAATATAATTAGCAAAGTCATCAATAAATATGTTTAAATATATAGATTGATCTACTTTACTTTTCTTTATATAAAATCCTTTCTTTGCCATTATATACCATAAAGTTATCAAGTATATTGAATAAAATTCAAGTATGCACATACTTTGTTGAAATCTATTTAATATATTAATAC